GCGTCACTTCCTGTAGGAAAATGGAATGCACAGTGGCAACAGACGCCGACAGCGTCGGAAGCAGCTATAATCAAGCGAGATTGGTGGCAGGATTGGGACAAAGAAAAGATTCCGCAGCTAGATTACATTATTCAGGCGTACGATACGGCGTTTTCCAAGAAACAAACAGCCGACTACTCTGCAATTACGACGTGGGGCATCTTCAAACCAGAGGAGGGTGGCCCTGATCACTCTATTTTACTGGATGCTAGACGCGGACGGTGGAATTTTCCAGAGTTAAAGGAGATAGCCTATGAAGAACACGAATACTGGGAGCCAGACATGGTATTGGTCGAAGCGAAAGCGACGGGTACACCACTCATTGACGAGTTGCGGTTACGCGGTATTCCGGCTTTGGGATTTTCTCCGGGCAAGGGGAACGATAAAGTAACAAGAATGCACATGGTTGCGCCATTATTTGAAGCTGGTATGATATGGGCACCGATGCATGAAAAATTTGCTGATGAAGTAATTGAAGAAGTTGTTTCATTTCCTAATGGCGATCATGATGACTTTTGTGATAGTATGACATTAGCACTGATGCGTTTTCGTCAGGGTGGGTTTATATACCTACGTGGTGAGAACGAAGACGAAACAGAATGGAGGCCCCGTAAAAGGGTGTATTATTGATGGCATTACCACCTAACATGGTCACACCAGGTTTAGACCTGGATGATACAGAAGGACTACCAGAGGTAGAAATCCCTATCGACGCCCCAGAGGAATTTGAGGGTGGCGCAGAAGTTATTCAAGACGGAATGGGTGGAGCCATAGTTCAGGCTCTGATGATGGCAGATGACATGCCAGAAGAAGAGTTGATACCGTTTGATGCTAATCTTGCAGAGTTCTTAGACGATTCTGCACTTGGATCGTTGTCATCAGAACTACGGGGATCTTACAAAGAGGATCTTGATTCAAGGTCTGAGTGGGAAGATACATACGTCAACGGTCTTGACCTATTAGGTGTTAAGACAGAGGACAGGACAACGCCGTTTGAAGGGGCAAGCGGCATTACCCACCCGATGGTAAGTGAGAGCGTTACACAGTTCCAGGCACAGGCATATAAGGAACTGCTCCCGTCGGGTGGGCCAGTTAGAACCAACATCGTAGGTCTGAAAGACGCGGCGAGAGAGGATCAGGCTACCCGCATCAAGGATTTTATGAACTATCAGATTACTGAGGTTATGGAAGAATACGATCCAGACATGGATCAGATGTTGTTTTACTTACCGCTATCGGGGTCAACGTTTAAGAAAGTGTACTTTGATCCGACAAAACAGAGAGCGGTATCGAAGTTTATTCCAGCGCAGGATCTGGTTGTGCCCTATTCGGCTACGGATCTAGCGACGGCGACTAGGGTTACGCACGTCCTACGCATGGATGAAAACGAAGTTAAGAAGATGCAATATGCGGGAATGTACCGCGATGTAGATCTCATGGTTTCGGAAGAATCAGAGGAAGATGCCGTTAAGCAAAAGGTTAACGAACTAGAGGGACTGTCGAAGAACTATAGCGACGATGTGCTAACGATTTTAGAGATCCACGCAGATCTGGACATAGAAGGGTTCGAAGACAAAGATCCAACGACGGGTGAGGCTACGGGTATTAAGCTTCCTTACATTGTTACGATTGATGAGAACTCCAATCAGATTCTGGCTATCCGTAGGAATTACGGGATGGACGATCCGATTAAGAAAAAGACTCAGTACTTTGTACACTACAAGTTCATGCCAGGTTTGGGCTTTTACGGTTTCGGTTTGATCCATATGATTGGTGGCTTGGGCAGAGCGGCTACCAGTTTGCTACGTCAGTTGATCGATGCTGGGACTCTGGCTAACCTTCCCGCTGGTTTTAAAGCCCGTGGAGTGCGGGTACGTAATGACGATGAGCCATTGCAGCCCGGAGAGTGGAGGGACATTGACGCCCCAGGAGGGAGCATCAGAGACGCTATTATACCTTTACCGTACAAAGAACCGTCGGCTACGTTGGCTTCAATGTTGGGCGGATTGGTACAAGACGGTCGTCGTTTTGTAGCGTTAGCCGACCAACAGATTGGCGACATGAACAATGAGATGCCTGTTGGTACGACCGTAGCTTTGATTGAACGCGGCATGAAAGTTATGTCTGCGATTCACAAACGTCTGCACTACGCACAGAAAACGGAGTTCCGTTTGCTGTCGCGTATCTTCGCCGATAACCTTCCTCCGATGTATCCGTACGCGGTCGCGGGTGCACCGTCACAGGTCAAGGCTGAAGACTTCGATGGTCGGATTGACATCCTCCCAGTCAGTGATCCGAACATCTTTTCAATGGCGCAGCGGGTGACTTTGGCTCAAACGCAGTTACAGTTGGCGCAATCTAACCCCCAGATGCACAACTTACACGCCGCCTATAGAAGGATGTATCAAGCATTGGAGGTGCAGAATATAGATGAGGTCTTGCCACCTAAACCAGAGCCACAGCCGCAAGATCCAGCGACAGAGAATGCTGCTATGATTGGAGGTGGTACACCACAAGCATATCCGCAGCAGGACCATGACGCTCACATTGCAGCACACATATCTCTGCTAGAGTTGAGCATACTACAGAAAACCCCTGCGGTACTGGCAGCGTTGTTTAGCCATGTGTTGCAGCATGTTAATATGAAGGCAAGAACCATGGTACAAGCAGAAATCCAGCAGCAGCAACAGCAGCAAATGGCATTGACGCAGGTTGGTGCACAACCACCTATGATGCAACCTATGGCCCCTGATATGATCGAGGCTCGTGTGGCGCAGATAGAAACCCAGTTGCTACAAGAGATCATGCCGTTACTAACCTATCAAGGTCGAGGCGGTGAAGATCAAGATCCACTTGTTGCCATCCGTATGCAGGAACTGGCTATCAAACAAATGGAGACAGAGCAGAAGTCTTCTCTTAATCAAGCCAAGCTTGACCTAGAGCAGATGAAAATGGAGCAACAAGCTACGACGGATTCAGCTAGACTAGAGCTTCAGGAGCAGATCGCAGAGGATCGTAACGATGTAAACCGTGAACGTATTGATGTGCAACGCGAAGCTGTAGCCCGTAGAGGATATAGATAGATGTCTGATAAACTACCAAAGGTAAGTATTGCAGTAGTTGGGGTTGTAATAGCCCAGATCGGTGGTTTTATATGGTGGACGGCACAGCAAGCTAGTACAATATCTAACCTCGAAGAGACAGTTAATGTTTTGACGGTAGAAAACAATGCAACGGATCGCACCAATTTGATCAGAGATGTGGAAGATGTAAGTATGGACCCCATAACAATTCTCGCTGGCATCAAAACAGGACTTGCCGCAGGTAAAACTGTGGCTGGTCTGAGCAAACAGATTGGACAATTTTTTGACGCAACTGACCAAGCAAAGAAAACTTTACAGAAAAAAGGTATATCAAGCAAAAGTGCAAATGCTACGGCATTGGATCGCTGGGCTAAAATTAGACAAGCAGCGGAGGCTGAAGAAGAACTCAAAGAGTGGATTACACAGCGATACGGAAGATCAAAATACCTAGAACTTTTGAAGATTAGACGAGAAGTTCTTGCAGAAAAAAGGGAAGCGGAAGCCCAAGCTAGAAGAGATCAGATAGCAAATCAGGAGCTAATGATTACCATAGTAGGTATAATTGTATTGCTTATTATGACATTTATAGGAGCTACTGGCTATCTTCACTATATGGGTTGGATTGATGTAATGGATTATTTACCATGATTTATGTATTAATTTTTCTACACTTTATAAACACAGATAACTTGCATTACTACCAAATAGGAACGTATTCGGATAAACAAGAATGCCTCGAACAAGCAGAAAAGGCAAAGATACTGGTAACACACAACTCAATGAAAGTAGCTTGCCTAGAAGTAAACGCCCAATAATAATAGAAAGAGGCAAAAAGTTTGCAGCATATGATAATTATGGTAAGTTGATTATATTGGGATATGAGAGAAGAATAGTACAGGAGTATGCAGATGCCCAAAACAAAGTACGATCTAAATGACAACGGCAAGATTGACCCAGATGAACGTGCAATCATGCTTGAGGACAGAAAACGCATCATGATTGATGCTGATGCCAAGCGTGATGCACAACGTAGAATGGCTTGGTTTAGTTTGACAGGTATGCTTGTCTTTCCATTTGGCGTTATCTTTACTGAGTACGCGGAACTGCCACAAGCGTCGGTGATGCTGGCAAGCATGAGCAATATATATTATGTCAGTATCGCTGCCATAGTTGGAGCTTATTATGGATTTACAAACATGGGATCTAACAAATGATAGGACAATTATTAGGGCCAGTAGCGGGTCTGGCTAGTAGTTGGCTAGATGCAAAGACCACCAAGCAAGCTGCGGAGGCTAAGTTAAAACTTACAGAAGCCGAAGCAAAAGCAAAGATACTACTGTCAGAAAAGACAAGTGTTGCCGATTGGGAACGCATCATGGCAGAGAATAGCAAGTCATCCTGGAAAGACGAATTTTTCGTTATTGTGTTGTCAATTCCATTAATTTTGGCGTTTATACCAGGTGCCGAAGGTCTTGTAGACAGGGGCTTTGAACAGCTTCATAAGGCACCGGACTGGTATTTTTACAGCTTGGGTATTGCAATCTCAGCCTCTTTCGGTGTGAAAGGGTACAAACAATTTACGAGGAGAAAGTAATGTATACTTATTTCGTAAAATCTATAGACAGAATTGTTGACGGTGACACCATAGATATAAGTATTGATCTTGGTTTTGATCTTACCAAGAAAGAACGTGTTAGGCTTGCAGGTATAGACACACCTGAAACTAGAACTAAGAATCCAAAAGAAAAAGAGATGGGTTACCAAGCCACAGAGTTTTTGGAGATGCATCTTATGGAAGCAACAAAGCTTACCGTAAAGACTGAAAAAGACGGTAAATTTGGTCGTATGCTTGGTTGGTTATACAAATCAGAAAAGGATGTAACGTCTATTAATGAAACTATGATTGATGAGGGTTATGCTTGGGCTTACGATGGCGGCACTAAAGTCAGGAACCTTGAAGATCTTATGGCAAAAAGAAAGAAGGAAGAGACATGAGTTTTAAATTAAGCAGACGTAGCCTTGATAGGCTAGAAGGAATTGATGATAGCCTACAGGCTGTTGTTAAAATGGCAATAACACTGACCAAAACCGATTTTGGAGTGGTGCAGGGCATGAGAACCCTCGAACAGCAGAAGGAATTGGTAGCTTCTGGAGCAAGTCAGACTATGAAGTCAAAGCACCTTGAGGGAAAAGCTTTTGATATCATGGCCTTTGTGAACGGACGGGCATCGTGGGAATTAAATCTGTACGATGATTTGGCTGACGCAATCAAAGAAGCAGCTATACAGGTAGGAGTCCCTATTTGCTGGGGCGCGGCATGGGCTGTTCCTCAGAAGGGTTATCCAATGGATATTCGTAAGTGGGAAGGCACCATGGAAGAAGCCATGAATGCTTATATAGATCTACGTCGATCTGAGGGTAAACGTCCATTTATTGATGGGCCACATTTTGAACTTATAGATTAGGAGCTAGATATGGGAACTGTTGAAACTTCACCGAGACCTAAAAAAAGACCAAAAGAAACTTCACTAAGACCAAAGATTAGACCATCTGAGGAAGAAATAGCAAACAAACGAATTGGTCGAATAATTGAACGTTCTAACGAAATAAAAAAACTAATAGACATAGAATCTGAAGGTCTTTTGGATAAGACACCTTTAGTTCCTATTAGACCTCCAACAGGAGAACCCGTTAAGGGCACGTCGAAAAAGAATTTTGTTTCTCGTAGTCAAGATGGTAGCAAAGAAGGAACACAACAGTTTACTTTAGGTGGCGATGTCCGACACAATCCAAATAGAGGTAAAACATATTAATTCATGGACGGTGTTGATTTCGCAAAATATATCTATAAGGTACTACGAGAGCGCGAACAAGATATTGCAAGTGCTCTCGCACATGATGCTGCCAAAGATTGGGAGCAGTACAAACTCATGGTAGGTGAGATACGGGGCCTTACCTACGCCCGTGAGGAAATAAAAGCCCTGCTGGAGAACAACGTAGACGATGTCGAAGACCTTATATCTTCCTGAACATGTCGCGCAGAAAATGAATAAAGAACGAGGGGAGGCTAAAGAAGCCGACTCAACGTCTGTCGAAGGCGCATATGTTGACGCGAAAGATCGCGTATTAGATCCATCACTTATAGACAAACCGTTAGCAGAACGCTTGCCTCAACCAACAGGCTGGCGTGTTTTGGTTATGCCTTATCAAGGTGCAAGCAAAACGCACGGGGGTTTATATATTCCTGATGAAATACGAGACCGTGAAGCGGTAGCCACGGTCGTAGCGTATGTTTTAAAGATTGGACCACTGGCTTACAAAGACCCAGACAAGTTCGGGCCTGGCCCAGAGCCGTGGTGTAAAGAAGGCCAATGGGTATGCATTGGTCGGTATTCTGGTTCACGATTTAAGATAGATGGGGGCGAGGTTCGTATTATTAATGATGACGAAGTAATCGCAACTATTTTAGAACCAGACGATATAAAACACGTCTAGGAGGAAAAGATGGCAGAAGAAACTATTGAAGAGCAAAAACCAGAGGAAGAAGGTGTAGAGATAGAACTTGAAGCTCCTGAAGAATCCAAAGAGAAAGTTCAAGAACCAACGCCAGAACCAGAGGTTGAAGTAGAAGTAGAAGAACAACCAGAAGAGGTTGAAGCTTCTGAAGAACCTAAAGATGAGGTAGATGAATACGGTGTTAAAGTACAAGCTCGTATAAAGAAACTCACAGAAAAGTATCGTAAAGAAGAGCGTGACCGTGAAGAAGCTGTCCGTATGGCAGAAAAGCTTCTTGAAGAAAACAAGACACTGAAGTCTCAGGTCAAGAACTTAGATAAAGGTTACGTTAGTTCTGAGGAGTCCAGGTTAGAAACTGAGATCGACTCTTTGAAACGTCAGTATAAGGAAGCTTATGAGGCTGGAGATACGGATGCGATGTTCGCTGCACAGGAGGCTTTATCCAAAGTTGCAGTGGTTCAAGACCGTGTTCGTTTAGCTAAAGATCGTTTAGATCGGGAGCAAAATGTAGAGGAACAGCCTCAACAACAGCCTGTTCCACCGCCTCAACCAGAAGCCAAGCCAGACCCTAGAGCAGAAGAATGGGCTAATAAAAACACATGGTTCGGCTCAGATGAGGTCATGACTTACGCAGCGTTTGGGATACATAAAAAGCTTGTCGAAGAAGAAGGGTTTGACCCGCAGACCGATGAGTATTATACTGAGGTAGACAAACGCATTCGTTCGGAGTTTCCACAGAAGTTCCAAACAGCGAAGAAAACGGGTGGAGCACAGGTCGCACCTGCTGCCGCTTCAGCAACCCGCAGTACAGCAAAACAGGGGCGCAGGTCGGTGAAACTATCACCATCACAAATTGCGATGGCGAAACGTTTAAACGTACCGCTAGAAGAATACGCTAAATATGTGAAGGATTAAGCTTATGGCAGATAGAACACCACGTAAAACTACTACACGAGAGGATGAATCTCGCAGAAAACCATGGGCACCGCCCAGTCACCTACAAGCACCTGATGCCCCTCCGGGCTATGTGCATCGTTGGATTCGAGTCGCAATGCGTGGCGAGGAAGACAAAATGAACGTCAACTCCAAGCTGCGTGAAGGATGGGAACCTGTCCGTAAAGATGAGTATCCAGACTATGAAGCCCCCACTATTGACGAAGGTCGATACGAGGGCGTGATTGGTCAAGGTGGTCTGATGCTGTGTCGAATACCTGTTGAAACAGTGGAAGAACGAACTGCATATTACGGGGGCAGAACCCGCGAACAGATGACTGCTGTAGATCAGGACCTTATGAAGGAGCAACATCCTTCAATGCCGATTCAGAATGATCGGCAAAGTCGTGTAACTTTTGGAGGTCGTGAACGCGACTCCAATTAACTTAAAGGATTGCTAATATGGCAAATACTAACGTTGCATTCGGACTCCGTCCGATTGGTGTAGTCGGTCAGGGCTACAACACCACTGGTGCGACCGAGTATCGTATTGCTGCTGGCAACACAAACCCGATTTATCAAGGTTCTCCCGTTATCCCGCTTTCAACTGGCTTTATTGACATTGTTGGCGCGGCTGCTGGGGGCACTGTAGGTCTCGTGGGTGTGTTCGCTGGTGCGGAATACGTTTCGTCTACCACTGGTGAGAAAATTTTTTCTAACTACTGGCCTGGATCTGGCGCGGATACTAATCATCCCGTCAAAGGTTTTGTGTATGACAACCCATTACAATCATTTGTGATTTGTTCAGATGGCACACTAACTAGTGAGTCAACTGCACGAGGACATGTGTTTGCTAATGCTAACTTTGCAACAGGTGCTAGTGGTTCAACAACCACAGGTATTTCTTCTGCTAAGTTGGCTGTCGGCACAATTAACACCACCGCAAACTTGAACTTGAGAATTATGGGCATCCAAGATGACCCTGAGAACCAAGACTTCGCTGCGGCTGGTATTCCATTAATCGTACGTTTGAACAACTCCTTCAATTCACCGAATGGTGCTATTGCAGGTGGTACTGTTTCAACGACTGGCGTATAGGGAGACTAACTTATGGCTATATCTCGCGCACAACTAGCGAAAGAGTTGGAACCAGGTCTCAACGCCTTGTTTGGTATGGAGTACGACAGGTACGAAA